AATAGTTTACCATCTCTTAAAGCTTGTGTTTCACCTGATCCGTATTTAGTTGTAAAGTAATAAGTTTTAGGAGAAGATAATAATGTTTTAATACTTGAACTACTTAAAGCATTTTGCCCTAAGTAACCATAGTAAAAACTATCATCGTACATATTATCTAATATTTCTTGTTTGTCCCAGTTTTTTCCGTCAAATGTAGTTATCATATTATCTTATTTTAATGTTATTTAATAGTTCTAATGTTTCGTCAATTTGCAAAGCGTTTCTAATTTCTTGTGCGTACATATCACTTAAATCAAATTCTTTGCTTAAAGCGTCTATAATATCTGTTAAATAAACTGTAAAGTAAACATCTTCTCTTGTCTGTGATACAGATAATAATTCTTGTAGTTTTAAAATAATTTCTTGTTTGTTCATAGTGTTTGTTTTTAAATTATAAGCAAATATAAAACTTATGTTTGAATAAAAAAACTTTTTAACAAATATTTAACAAAAAAAAGGAAGCTACTTGCTTCCCTTAATTTGCGTTATACAAATACTGTATCTTTGATCTTTATCAGGGTATTCTTTTACCATTTTATCGTCAATCATACATCTTTGTAAAAACTCTTTGTCTTTTTCTTCTGGTTGTGGTGTTGGTATTGGCATAATTATATTTATTTATTGTTTTCTATCCATTCAGTTTGTAGCTTTTCGTAATGTTCTATTTCTCTTTGCAAGTAATCTAATGCTTTTCTTAGATCCTGGAGTTCGTTATCTTTCTTACCTGCTCTTGCTAAATATTTAATTACGTTACCTCTATTGAAGTTTAAGTTATAATCTTTAATAAAATCTATTACATCATAACCTTTGTTATTTTCGTAATGTAGTTGTGTTGCTCTCATATCTACTTGTGCCATTATTCTATTCTTAAAAATTCAGATTCAGTATATTCTAAAAACCATTCTTTGTTAGTTTCGTACTTTTCTATAATAGCTTCTAACATTACTAATTCATCTATAGTTTTAGTTGCTAATTTGTGTACTAAACTTTCTATTTTTCTTTCTATGTTTAATAGCATTTCAGGTTCTGATTTATGCATCTTAACATATTCTTCACTTACAATATGCTCCAGGTCTTTATTTAAAGAGTTAATTCTATTCTTTAAACTTTGTCTGTATTGTGTAGTTGTTTTTAAATTATCATTAGCTTCTAAAAGTAGTTGCCCTAAGATAATTGACTTTAAGTATTCTAGTTGTATTATATTCATAGTTTATTTTTTAATTGTTTTTTAAATTCTTTATACTCATCTAAAACTATAATCCAAATTAAAATAGATGCTGGAATCACTATAGCCATTAACAAAACAAAAATCATAATTGCAATAATAGTTTTTTCCATTTATATTTCTTTTAAAATGTTTTCAGGTTGTATTTTTAAATAAGTTACTTCTTTTGCTACTTTGTATCGTAAACTAAAGTGTGTAGAAGCAGGGTTTTTGTTGTTAGTTTCCCAATCAGGTTTTACCATTAGTAAATTCCAAAAGTAAACACCCCTTGGAGTAGAATTAACATAAATAGGAATATCTAAATGCTTTTCACATTCTGATATCATAGCATCATACTTCTTTTTTTCTAAAAGCATATTATCGTAGTGTGCTGTTCTACACTTTAATTCTATTCTGTGTTTGAATTGTGGTGAGTAGCAATCCCATCTTGACATTTGGTTTTTAGATTTAACCAAGTCCTTATAGATATTCTCTTTTAAAAAAAGAAATAAGTCTTGTTCTTTCCAGTTATGCATCTTGCTGAGTTTCGTAAACTTTTCTTAAATCGTTCAAAGTATCTCTCCAGCAACTAGCACAATTACTATCTTGTATTACTTCATTAAATACAGCTTTATAAATATCTTTAATTCTCCATTGTTCTTTTGGTGTTAAAGTTTCTTTTTTAAACTGAAAGTAAGGTAGTAAAAATTCTATATCTTCTTGTATTAAGCAATTTGGTTTTCTGTAGCTCCAAAGTTTATTTAAAACTTCTTTTCTACCATCACATCCACAATCTATTCCTGTAGCTTTTGATACAGCTTCTACTACTGCTTTAATACCTGTAGCAGTTGTTATTTGCTCTACAGTATCACCTAGTCCTTTTGGTTTTCTTTTTGCCATAATTTATAGTTTTAAGTTATCGTAATCTTCTTTTAATAGTTCTTTTAATTTTTCTTTATGCTTTTTTAGTGAGTGAAATATACTTACAAAACTTATTCCAGTTTCTTTTGCTAGTCCTCTAATACTTATGTTAGAATCTCTATAAATAGAAAATAATTTTTTATCGTACCAATCCCAGTTGTTTACTTCTAATTCTGCTTTAGTTCTAAAGTTATTCCATTCTAACTCTTTTTCTAAATCAAAATCATCTACCATATTATAAATCTCATCGTTTATTTCGCATTTTACTATTCGTTTCTTAATGTTGTAAATTTGAAAATGTATATTTCTTATAATAATAAAGCAATAACCTCTATTCAATTTGCCATTAGTAAACATTTGTTGTTCTGTTACTTGGTATTTATGTAACAATAAGTAAAATTCTTGTACGATATCTTCTGCAAATTCGCTATCAAATACTGAAGCTAACTCTACAAAATAATCGTGGTGTTTTGCAACTTGTTCTAAGATTCCCATAAAATGTTTATAGATAATACACCTAGTAAAACCTGTATTGTGTGGTATTTTTCTTCTTCTTCTTGATCTACATCATACAAAAAACCTACCATAAAGCCGTGAATAATTGCAAATTGTAACTCTTTACCTGAGTAAACTGCCCAAGTTATAAGTGTTAATATTAAAATACTAATAAGCGATATCATAATTAAAAAGTTTAGCTTTTATTTTACCTATTTTTGTTTCTCTTAATGCTGGTTTAACCTGTATGTTAATTTCTATATTAGTTAACTCATTATCTTGCTTTAAAATCGTTTTAAATGCTTCTTCAATAACTGCGAAATCTAAGCTATCTTCTGTATTAATTAACTCCTCTATCATTTGTAACTTAAAAGTTACATTTTTAAAGTAGGTTAATAGTTCAGCATTATCAGAGTGATAAACTAACATTCTGCTAGTGCTTAATTGCAAATCGTTTAAATGATTTTTAATTGTTATTTTTTCCATAGTTCAAATGTATAAATTAATTTTTAATAAGTAGATAACTAAAAGTCCAAACCTTTAATATTTTTTGCTTGTAGTAAGTTTACACCTGCATAAGTAAAGCCAATATTATTAGGCATCATTCTTAATTTAATAGGTGCATCTATTGAAGTAGGTCTACCACCTGTTTCTACTTCTTTAACTTTTCTTACGTGTACTTCGCTAATCATCCAATCTGTAGGATGTTGTGTGTATCTATGAATAGTAAATACATCATCAGCTCTGTTACCCCATTTACCACCACCTTCTACATCTGCCATATTAGGTGGTACAGGTAAACCATTATATTCGTGTTCTTTTTGGTGTGTTCTTCTTAAAGCTTCTGTAACAGCGTGAGTATTTAGCCAAATAGATATTTGATTTTCTTTACAAAATAAACGCATTTCGCTAGATACCTGGTAATCGTATTCGTGGCTACCTACATTTTTCATTAAATCTCTATCTTTTGCAAGTGAGTTATAAGGATCAATAAGTAAAGCATCGTAATGCCATTCATTATGTATTTCTTTAGCTTCTTTAAGCAAATCTTTGTAAGTGTATAGTTTATCTATATCGATAATTTTAAAGTGCTGTAATACCCAATTTAAACCATATTCTATTTCATCATCAGTCATTTGCTGTATTGCTTTATTTCTAGCAAATTCTAAAATTTTTCTAGCTACTGAAGTTGAGGTATTCTCTGAAGAAAAGATTAACCACTTAATATTATGCTTTATAGTGTACATAGTCATTAAATAAAGTATAACTGTAGTTTTTCCTACATTGGCGTGACCTATAATAACATTAAAGTTAGCAGGTTTAAATCTAATGTGTTCATCAAACTCTGGTATGTTAATTTTAAGTCCTTCTTTAACTCTACCGTATTTAACATCTAAAATGTTTTTTTGTATATCTAATAGTTTTGCTAACATAATTATTCTTTTACAAAAGTTCCATTAATCATTTTTCCTTTTCTACTTTGTATTTCATTATAAGCTGATTCTATACAGTTTTCAATAGAAAAACCACATAACTCAGATAAATTAGTTAATACAACTACACAATCTCCAATAGCATCTATTATTTCCGCATCATCATTTTTTAATATAGCTTTAGATAATTCACCACATTCTTCTTGTAGTTTTAAATATTGTGTTTTTGGATCTCCTTTTTCATATATTCCTCTTTCTTTTGCCCAAATTCTAATTTTATCATATATAGATTTATTACAATTTTGATGATAAAAATTTATAAATGATTCTAAATAAATAAATCTTTCTTCATTATGCTGTGATTTAAAATTATTTTTTAATATCCAATTTTTAACTTCATCATCTATTATATAAAATTGTTCGTGAATTTCAATAGCATCTTTAATACATTCGTTTAAATTATTTAAATTAGAATTTTTAAAAGTTAAAGTTTGATTTGTTACGTGATACATAGTTTTTGTTTTTTTAGTTATTAATTCGTAATATTTGTTTTTATCTTGTTTAAAATTATATTTATTTTGTAATTGTAATTCAAAAATAGATGCTAATTTAATATTATTAGTTTTATATAATATTTTATAATTATTATAGCCTTGTTGGTTTATAACTCTATTATTAATATTATTAGTACATCCAATTTTATTTTTTAATTTATAAATATAATACATTACACAGCGACTTTAGCTGTTATTATTTTGCTATATTTATAATTAAATATAAAAAGTTCTTCAAAATTATAACTATATTTTGGTAATTTAAAATTAGGTTGAACTAAATATTCTTTTATTGATTCTAATTGATTTTTATAAATATGTGCATCAACTATTTGTAATTCAATTTTATTAGCTAATAAACCTGTTTTGCTTGCTATATATAATAGCAATTTAGAAAATAAAGCAATATCATAAGGAATACCTAAAAATAAATCTCCAGATCTTTGAACAACAAACATATTTAATTTTTCTTTTTTTACAAAAAATTGAAAATACAGATAACAAGGTGGTAGCTTCATTTCATTAATTTGATTTGGATTCCATAATGATATTATATGCCTTCTGCTATCTTTATCATTTTTAATATTATTAATTAAATTTAATAATTGATCTATATTGTTACTATTAAAATTTCTTAATTGGTGTCCATAAACAGGACCTAAATCTCCATTCTCATCTGCCCATTTATCCCAAATTTTAACATTATTATCTTTAAATCTTTTTATATTTGTTTCACCATTTATAAACCAATCAAATTCCGTATTAAATGTTTTTTCAAATATTTTTCTGCCTGTAATTAAAGGAAATTTTTTTGAAATATTAAATTTTATGCTTTCATTAAACAACGAATAAGATCCTACTCCTGTACGATCATTTCTATAAATACCTTTATTAATACATTTTAAAAGTATTTTTTTATAATTATTTTCAAATTTACTCATTATTTAATAAATTATTTAATGAACCAATATAAGCAACTGCATCTAATAAATTATCTTCTTTATTAGAATTAGATTGCCTTGCAAATTTTAAAGCTATTAAAACATTATATACATCAATTGTATTTATTTCTTTATTACTAAATTCAGAAGCTATTCTAGCTGTTTTTTTCATACTTTCAATAAAATCACCATACATACGCTCTTTTTCTTCAGATCGTAAATTAACAATTTCATTTGCTTTTTCTAAAATATTCATAGTTTTTGTTTTTTTGTAAATTTATAAATTAAATTATTAATATGCAAATTTTAACATTTATTTAACATAAAAAAAAGGGTAGCTTTTACACTACCCTTAATAAATTAAAATGGTAAATCAGCAACTACTTCCGCATCATTTACTTTAATGTTTCTAGCGTTGTTGTGTTCTGTATTAGTTACAACTTTATCAGCTACTTTAACATTTCCATCAGTCCAAACTACTTTTCCGTTACCTACAAAGTTTCTTTGTTCTTTTGCAGCTTGTTGTTCTTTAGTTTGTGATTCCCATACTGATACGTTTTGTCCATATCCGTTAGTTTCATCATTTAAAGATAAAGTATAGTTTTTATAACTTCCATCTTGTTGTTTAATTCCAATGTTTAATAATGTACTCATAATATTTAATTTAATTGTTATTTATTTAATTTTTAATAATTCGTCTTTTACTGATTTTGATAATTTGTATTTAGATTCAATAGCATCTAACTTACCACCTTTCATTAAGTATTCTACAGCTTGTGAATATTGAGGTGTATTTTTATTTAGCCAAGATAACTCTTTTTCTTTAACTTCTGCACCAGGTTTACTTTCTTTTCCGTGTGTATTAGTTGCATCTGCATCTTGTGTATCGTCAATAAGTAGTAAGTTGCCTAAAGCATACTTTTTACCATAACTAGAAGCTGATCCAAAAGCTTGTGGAATCTGCATACCTTTCTGTGCTAAATCTACTCCTACTATTGCAGTAGCTTCAATTTCTTGTACACCATCTACATCGTGTATAGTAGCTATAGTTTTTATAACTGGTAAATCTCCTATATTAGATAGTGATTCTACAACAGTAAAGTATACACCATACTTTTCATTAAATGGTTTAAGTGCTTCTAATATATCTTCTGCACTTCTAAAATTGTACTTACCAAATGAATTAAATTTACTCTTATTCGACTTAAATTCTACTTGGATTTTACTTAGTTTTTCGTGTAATAATTTCATTACTTTTCTAAATTGTAAATTTGTTGTTTAATAATAGTTTTGTATTCTAAAGGGCAATCATCTTCACAAAGTTCAAACACATAGGTTTTTACTTCATTTAATTTACTTTCAAGGTCGCAAACTTTTCTTTGTAGTGCTTCTACTTGAAATCTTTGGTAATCGATTAAATCTTTCATAGTATTTGTTTTTAATTATGAAGCAAATATACAAGTATTTTTTTAATACAACACTAAGTATTAATATTTTAACAAAATTTTAACATATAGCAAAAAAAAGGGCAGCTGTTACGCTACCCAATTTCAAACAAAAATTACTATGAAAACTAAGAAAATTCTTTTAATTTGTCTTTATATTGTTCTATCATATCTTTTATTTCATCTAAACTCCATTTTTTAGTTTGTTTAGAAATTAAGTATAATTCCTCTGATAGTTCTTTTCCTATTTTTAAGCTAAACTCAAATTGTTTACCTTGCTGCATTACGTTACATCCATAACATTGTGGTGCTACATTTCTTTCATCCCATCTAGTTGACATATATTGTCTACTCATAAAATGCCCACAGTGTATTTTTTTAACTTCATATTCTCTATCACAAGTAATACAGGTGCAATATCCATTAGTTGCTTTAGAGTATCTTATATACTTGCTAAATACTGCATCTAAATCTTTTACTAGTTGTGATTTTGTTTTAGCTTTCATAGTACAAATGTAAGCAAATTTGTTTATACTTAAAAAAAAATGAAAATAGTTATCTAGTTTTTGTAACTTTTTTATATATTTGTCGTATAATTATAAAACGGATGCGTCCAAGA